GTTGTCGAAGAACACGCAGTCGATGACGTCGTAAGTGCCGTCGCTTGAGTATTCCTTCTCGCCGCAACCGACGAGCCACTCGACAATAATGACCATCATTGCGAGGCCGATGATGGCGCAGAGCGCCACCATCGTGATCGTTGATGTCATCTTCCGCCATTTGCTGACGGGCCTAAAGTCTCTCATCGAGTTATCGTGTAATGATCGTAGAGGTCGTCTACCTTGCCATTAGCGGTCAAGGCGTCATTGGCCATCGCCTTCCTGAAGGCTAAGCGGGCACGTCCCGGCTTGCCCTCCAGTTCAGCTTTGCTCGCAATGCCGAGCCAGCGAGTTACGACTGCTTCTATCTGTTCTTGCGTCATGCAGCTTTCTCCTGTGCATGTGGTTGGTATGGAAGAGCAATCATGTGGGTTGAACCACGCTTATGCTCCACTTTCACGAGTACGTACTGGTCACCCAGACGTGTCGGAAGTCCTTGTGCCGAGCCGCCGGGAATCGTGTTAACGAACCTCGCGGCGTCGAACGCGTTGTCGAATAACCCTTGTGATCCTTGGAACTCGGCGACAGCGCAGTAGTCAGCCTCATCCGCAATGATCTCGTAGACGTTGACCCAGTACATGGTCATGCCTTCCTCCTGTGTGTTGTGGTGTTGTCGCGGGACGACATTGTCCCGTGAGGTTGTGTAAGTTGTTGACATGACGTCAAACAGCATATGTGAGGTAGTGTCCAGAGGCGCACGAGGCGGATCTCAAAACGTCTGTGATGTCGTCGATGTGGTGTTGTCATCGCGCAAATCCTCCTCATACGCTAAAAAAACACACGCAAAAAAAAGGGAGCGCGCGCGAGCGCGCCCCCTCATGCGTTACTCCTTCGTCTCGGGCGTGCAAAGCGCGAGGTACATCGTCATCGCGGGCGATTCTCCCGCGAGCGGGTCACGCCCGAGCGCTAGGAGGATTTCCGGGTTGATCGCAGGCGTGACGAGGACCTTGCGTGTGCTGCCGCGTTTCTCGCGAGGCGCGCTGAACGGCGCCTGCGCCTTGTTGGCCGCTTTCGTGTCGATCTGCTTCGCGCCCTCGCGCAATTGGTCGGCCGCGTGAGTGGCCTTCGCAGCGCTCCCCTGAGCGCCCTTCGCGAGCTTGCGGGCTGCGCGGGCGTCGAGGACTGCGATGGCCTCGGGCACGAGTTTCGGGTCGGCCGCGACAGCGGCGTTGATCTCGAGGAGCGTTGCGTTGAACGCCACGCTCCCGTGCGTTGGTTTCGGTGTACGTGTAGGCATGCGATTTTCTCCTCGCGTTTACACGATCCTCGGCAAATCGCCGTGGATTTCTACCCTTGGAAGTTCCTTCGGAACTGCGGGTGCGCGACGTGTAGGGGGGGAGGGTTCACCCCCGCCGATGCCCGCGCGTCGATGATCTACTCCCCTACTTCGCTACCAATCGCAGCATAAAATGAAATTTCAGGCCAAATGCCGGTAAGAAAGCGTTGCATAACATGTAGAAGAGAGTTCGAATGTAAGCCTAGTCATGTAGACAGGATGCAAAATTGCTCTGTATTGTGCAGAAAGCGATACTGGGAGCGCCGTAAGAACGAAAAAGAGGCTCAAAAAGTGGCTAAAGTGGTTGAAAAAGCAGCAGTAAATAGGTTATCTCCCGCTCAATCATCTAAAATACGGGGGCAAATAGCTAATTTTGTACGAAATCAGCTTGATTTGGCCAATGAAGTGATACTTGGGAACATAGAATGGTCCCCAACACAGGCTAGAGTGTTCGCAACCCTACTAAATAAGGTGGTCCCAGACCTTTCAGCCTCATATCACCAGCATGAAATCAACCATAAGGACGTAATTGACCTGTCTAGGGACGAATTAGAGCGTATTGCTGCCGGGATTGAGGTTTCTTACGTGGAGAATAAAAATGCAAGCAAAGAGCAGGCAGCCTGACGGGCTAAAATCGTCCATTACTCCAGACCAATTCGGCAAAGCTATGGCTGAACTGGACCTAAGGGGCGTTCCAAAGCATAGACGCCAAGAAGCAGTGATGGATCAGGTCGCAAAAGTCATGGCTGGCACCATTCACGACAGGACAGTGGCAATAGACCTAACAGCTGCTCGTCTATTAAGACAAAAACGCAATGGATAATAACACTACAAACATGATGAGCCGCGCAGAGGTGGCAAAGTACGTCATTGGGTTGAAGGATGCACAGGCAGGGTTCCTTGGTTTCGTAAAAATGATGTACCCGGAGTGGAGCCTACCTGATTTTCAGTTAGAACTTGTAGACGTCCTCGACAAACTGGAAAAGAACTCTCTCGGCTGTGATAATGTTCTAATAACAATGCCCCCTCGTCATGCAAAGTCTACTTTCGGGACAATATTATTCCCAAGCTGGTTTATGGGGAGAGATCCAAAGCGACAGGTTATGTCTTCAAGCTACAATAGCCAGCTTGCAATGGATTTTGGCAGACAAATCAGGTCAATTGTTGAAGACAAAAAGATCAGTCAAGTTTTCCCGTCTTTCGTCCTATCCCAAGACAGTAGGGCAGCAGACGTATGGCGTACAGATGTAGGTGGAACATATTATGGTGTCGGTGTTGGTGGCACCACGTCAGGTCGTCCTGCCAATCTTCTGATTGTTGATGATCCAATCAAGTCTAGGGAAGACGCTGAGTCTATGACTCAGCGAAACAAGACGTGGAACTACTACACGTCTGCACTAGCAACTCGTCTACAGCCTCTGCCGGATGGCACCCCACCGAAACAAATTATAATCCTGACCAGATGGCATCCTGATGATCTTGCTGGTCGTTTGATGCAAACAGCAGATTGGGGAGAAGGAAGATGGAAGCATATTAATTTCCCGGCTGTGGGTGTATCAAAGGGGAAGAAGATTTCCAAGGTAGATTTGCCAGAGGGCCATCCTCAGAAGATGGAACCCGGTTCTCTCCATAAAGTAACTGCCAGCAAGAGACATATATATGAGGAGGAGGAACACGCTTTATGGCCTGAGAGATTCCCCCTTGAAGATTTAAAAAGAAGAGAGCGACTTAACAAAAGGGAATTTGCAAGCCTGTATCAACAGCGCCCATATATAGAGGGCGGAAATTTAATCAAGTCAGAATGGTGGAGATTCTACCCGGAAGATTTGAAGCCGGAAAATTTTATGTCTGTAGTCATCGGAGTTGATACAGCCTTCAAGAAAACAGAGACATCAGACTACTCCGCCTTTGTAATAGGCGGTCTGGACAGAAATGGCGACATCTACATTATTGATGTCATGCGTGGCAAATGGGATTTCCCAGAACTGAAGCAGCGTCTTATCCAATTAAACAACAGGTGGAGGGGCAAGGCCCTGCGCGCAATCTACGTTGAAGACAAGGCAAGTGGGCAGTCTGTTGTCCAAGAACTAAAGCGCCAGAGCGGCATGTCTATAATCCCCTACAAGGTCGTCCACGATAAAGTCAGTCGTGTAAGTGCTATCCTTCCTCTCATACAAGGGGGCAGAGTTTTTCTCCCAGAGAATGCCAAGTGGATAGACGACTTCATGGACGAGACTGTGACATTCCCGAACGGCATGTACGACGACCAAGTAGACGCAATGACAATAACCATAGATGTTCTCTCCCGAACATCCATGAGTCCTGAGATGTTTGAGATGATGACAGACACATCACAGTCTCTTAATTCCCTACATGACTCTCTTGGAAGTTCTCTACGGGAGAGGGTGAACAAAGATATCCCAAAATTTAGTGGCTGGGGAATCTAGCGGGACGACCTCCTAAATTGTAAAGGGTAGAAATAACGCATGGCCAACAAAAAGAAAACAACGTACACCGGAAGCGGATATCAAAGCCCACCAACGGATGGCGTTATTGCTGATTTGTCTGAGTTTGCAGAGAAAATCGTAGGCTATGAAGACATAGCTGATCTTCTATCAGAAGAGCAAGAAAGACGGATCGTTGACTATGTGAAGTCAATGGTAGATATGTCTTACTTTAAAATCAAAGGGCGTTATTCCCATTGGAAAGAGGCGGATAGAGCGCATGATGTCTATGTTCCCCCTGCTACTACAGAGTTCCGCGAAAAGGCTGTTATTGCTGATACGAGGGCTATTGCGGATACTGTGCTTACCTATCTCATGGCTGCTTTGGGTGGCCGTAATCCTATGTTCCAGCTTGAGGGTCTTAATAGGGAAAGCAGAGACGCGGCTCTCATCCTTGAGAGGGTTCTTCATCAACAAATGAGACGCTCGGCGGGCGAAGCCCGCCTAGCGCAAATGCTATTGGACAGTGTCAGATACGGCTTTGCTCCAACCAAGATGATTTGGGACAGCGCTACTAACCAAAACAAAATTATAAATTTTGATCCACGTCGCTGTTTCCCCGACCCACGAGTTAACTGGGGCGACTGGGAGGACATGCAGTACATCGTCTTCTCAGACTTCATGTCCTACAACGCCCTTA